ATCAGTCATGTCATATACTTCATAAGCAGGGAAGATATTTTCTTGTTCATTTTAAGGAACTGTTTGCCCTTGATGGGAAACATGCTAACCTTACTGGTAATGACGTTCAGCGTAGGAATCGTATTGCTCAACTTCTTGCTGATTGGGGATTGGTTGGTATCGTAGATGCAACTAAAATCCAAGATATTGCACCTTTAAATCAAATAAAAGTATTAGCATATAGAGATAAAAGTGACTGGATACTTGAGACAAAGTATAATATAGGTAGTAAGAAGAAAAAACCAGAAGAATGAACGGACGTTTAGACAAGGTAGAAATGACTGCTAAAGTCACAAGAATCAAAAATGGAATTGATAGTAAGGCATGGTATCCTGAGTGGGATAAACGTCAAAGAGGTTCGGCATCCCGAATACTTACTAATGTATTAGAAACATTAGATGAATATTGGATGTGAAAACCGAACTATAATTAAATAGCAAATTGTTATAATTAGTAGTGTATGCCGTAAGGGTACAAAATTAACACTCGCTTTTAAAGGAGAATAATGACTAATTTAGCACAATTCCATTCTGCTAATCTTCCAGAACTAATGAAGATTATCAAACAAAATGGTATAGGTATGGATGATTACCTAGACAGATTTTTTAATGAATCACCACAATCAAACTATCCACCATATAATTTAATACAAGTAAATAATCATGAGTCGAAACTCGAAGTCGCACTTGCGGGGTTTAAGAAAGATGAACTCAAAGTCTATACGGAGTTTGGAAAACTATATGTCGAAGGCAGTAAAGAAGAATCGAAAGTTGATGGAACGTTTATCCACCAAGGATTGGCCCAACGAAATTTTGAACGAGTCTGGACGGTCTCCGACGATACGAAGGTTGGATCCGTCGAGTTTACAGATGGACTCCTCACCGTACAGTTGAATAAGATTGTACCAGAACATCACTCACGAACAGAGTATCTATAAATAAAAGCGAATATCGTTCGCCGCAGACAGAGGGGTAACTGGCACAATCCAGTTGACACCCCTCTTTTTTATTGGTATAATTAATACAGATAAAACTTTATCATGAATGAAGAGTTCACTAGGATTGCATCAGCACTTGAAAGAATTGCTAATGCACTAGAACACCTACATATTGAGAAGATCGATCATGCTCATATAGATGATATTGGTGAGATACATGGTGATGTAGTAACCCACCCCAAACAATTTTAACTATGCCAGAACAAACAAAACTTAAGTTCACCATCAGACAAGATGGATTAGTTACAGAAGAAGTGATAGGTGTTGTTGGTAATGCCTGTCAAGATCTAACTAAATCTATAGAAGAAAAACTTGGTCAAGTTACCTACGTGGAAACTAAACCAGAATACTATCAAAATCAAACAACACAAACAGATGTCACACTTCAGTACAATCAAAACCAAACTTAAGGATAAGTCTATTATAGTTGAATCTCTTAATTTGATGGGTGAAAGAGTTAATAATCCTGAAGATTTAGGAATGTTGGTAGTTGATCTTGTAATAACAAATCCATCTCATGCAGAAGAACATCCTACTACTGAGGTTGAATTTTCTATTGGTGTTGATGTGGGATTTAGGTTGAATGAAAAAACAGGTGAGTATGAACTTGTTGCCGATAGGCAAACATGGAAAAAAGATATTCCAATAGAAAGATTCCTTGAAAAACTTACTCAACAGTATGCTAGAATGACAATTCACAATACTGTTAAGGAAATGGGATTTCAAGTAGAAGAAGAATGGGAGATGGATGATAATTCCATTGAATTAACAGTTACACGATGGGATTAAATTATGACAATTAAAGTAGCACTTTTACAATCTCAACAACAAGTGATTGCTGAATTGAAAGAAATAGTATCAGAAGATAAACCAGTTGCTTATCTTTTCACTAGACCACATCTTGTTGAATTTAATAAATTTTCATTATCTGAAAATGAAGATAATCAAACATCCATAGAGGTGTCTTTGTCTCCTTGGATACTTGCATCTGCAGACAAGGAGATACCAATTCCAATTAATCAAGTAATTGCATTGGTAGAACCTTTAGAGTCAATTAAAACAATGTATTTGGAAAAAACAAATGGATCAAATAATCAAACTGATAGTTCTGTCGAACGGGAAGAATCTGATAAGTCAGATTGACGAAGTGGGTTCTGCTGATATTGGGCAACCTGATTGTAAGTTAACTAAACCTTTTGTTGTTACTGGTGATAGTACACTTGAACAATTCTTAATAGGTGTCACAAGGGATGAAGCTTTTATGATAGGATCTGATAAGATACTAACAATAGCAGAACCTACACCAACACTTCTTGAAAAATATTTGGACTTGACTAAGGAATGAGATTTTATACAAACGTTCAGATGGTTGGAGACAACTTCTTAGTTCGTGGTTATGAAGATGGAAAACACTTCGCAACTCGTGAGAAGTTTTATCCAACCCTTTTTGTTGATTCAAAAAAGAAAACAAAGTATAAGACACTAGAAGGTGATCCTGTAGAAGCGATTGAACCAGGCAGTGTACGTGATTGTAGGGAGTTTATAAAGAGATATGATGGTGTTGAAAATTTTAATGTTTATGGTAATGAGAGATTTATATATCAGTACATCTCAGATAAGTATCCAGATCAAGAATTAAAGTTTGATATTGAGAAGATTAAATTAGTTACTCTTGATATTGAGGTTAAGTCTGAGCAAGGATTCCCTGATGTAGAATCTGCTGCTGAAGAAATACTTCTTATATCAATACAAGATTATACTACTAAACAAATAATTACTTGGGGTTTAGGTCCATTTAAGAATAAGCAGAAGAATGTAACATACAAATCATTTAGAACAGAGTATGAACTTCTAAGTAATTTTATTAACTGGTGGATGATAGAAGAGAATACACCAGAAGTTATTACTGGATGGAATAGTAAGTTATATGATATTCCATATATGTGTCGTAGGATTGAAAGGATCCTTGGTGAGAAGTTAATGAAGAGAATGTCTCCTTGGGGACTGATAACAGAAAATAGAACTGTTATCATGGGACGTGAACAAATATCTTATGATATTGGTGGTGTATCACAGTTGGACTACTTAGACTTATATAAGAAGTTTACTTATAAAGCACAAGAGTCTTATAGGTTGGATTATATTGCTAGTGTAGAACTGGGGCAGAAGAAATTAGATCACTCTGAGTTTGATACATTTAAGGATTTCTACACAAAGGGTTGGCAAAAGTTTGTAGAGTATAATATAATTGACGTGGAACTTGTTGACCGTATGGAAAGCAAGATGAAGTTGATTGAACTCGCTCTCACTATGGCATATGAAGCCAAGGTAAACTATGAGGATGTGTTCTATCAAGTGCGGATGTGGGATACCATCATCTACAACTATTTGAAGCGAAGGGGTATAGTTATTCCTCCTAAGAATAGATCTGATAAAAACGACAAATATGCAGGTGCTTATGTCAAGGAACCGAAACCAGGAAAGTATGATTGGGTTGTTAGTTTTGACCTCAACAGTCTGTATCCTCATCTTATTATGCAATATAATATCAGTCCAGAGACCATCAGGGAGACTCGACATCCCGATTCGAGCGTTGAAAGGATCTTAAACAAGGAGTGTGAGTTTGATGGAGATTATGCAGTTTGTGCGAATGGAGCACAATATCGGAAGGATGTGCGTGGGTTCCTTCCTGAACTTATGGATAAGATGTATGGGGATCGTGTCGTCTTTAAGAAGAAGATGCTTGAGGCAAAGCAGCAGTATGAGAAAACACCCACGGAGGCATTGGAGAAGGAGATTGCTAGGTGCAACAATATTCAGATGGCGAAGAAGATATCTCTTAACTCTGCTTATGGTGCTATCGGTAATCAGTACTTTAGGTATTACAAACTTGCTAATGCAGAAGCCATTACTCTGTCTGGCCAAGTATCCATACGTTGGATAGAAAATAAAATGAATCAAAAGATCAATAGGATCTTAAAAACTGAGGATGTTGATTATGTTATTGCTTCGGATACTGATTCCATCTACCTTAATCTTGGTCCTTTGG